TTTTGAATCTTGATATCTCTCTCGCGTTTTCGGTCCGTTGTAGGTTAGGGTCTCTATGCGTTTTTAGCTAAGGGGCGGGACGGGCACATAAAACGCCCCCAAATAACTGTCCCTAAGTAACACTAACTGTTTCGATAGCATTATAACATAGTGCCCCCACAGTTGTCAACACAAACCCTCAGCAGACTGCAACAGGTTGTTCAAACTTAGTGTTGTTGAAGTTAGCAACACTGAACTGCTTACGATTGACCAATTTGTATACCTTACCCTCGTATGAGTAGACATAACCCTCAGCATCAATTCTATCTTGATTGATGTATGCTTCTGGACCGTTCAATACTCTACACTGTGCCAGGCATTCTTCCTTGATATACTGAACCAAACTGTAGAGGTGCATGAGTGTTACATTGTCGTTGAAGTCCTCGACTCGTAGTGCATAACCCTCACGCAGAGAACGATTCACATTGATGCGGATTTGTGCTGCTTCCTTATCAGTCACGAACTGCACAGTAGGTAACAACGACATCACTGCAGTCATTGCCGGAGGTAACTCAAACTGCTCGTCAAGTGAGCAATAAGAACCCGACCAAACATACGCACGAGGTGTTACGAACTTGCAGTAAACTGTGTCGGTGATAGTGAACTTCAGCGGGTGTGCGATTGCGTCCCTTAAATCACTCTCTGCTGTGTAGTAAGTATGAGGAGCAACGATAATCTCCTCATCTACAATATCATCGAATTTATATGTAATCGTGTTTGGGGTATACTCATCAGACCCGCCTAGACCTATGAAATCGCCTTGATATATGCCTCCGGTTCGTGGAAGATAATCAAAGCACTTATGGAGGATTGTAGCAACCTCTCCTGTGTGGTTCTTATCAATGTCCTGGTGTGATTCATTGATTTTGATCTTTACTTTGTTGAAGACACATTTCGTCCCTACAAAGAACTTTCCACTCGCAGGATTAACGCCCCAAACTATTGCTGGTGCTCCGTCCATCTTCACACTTAACGTGCCACGGTTTCTAATAGCGTCGAGGAAACTTANGTCCCCTGTGAGTACAGAATCCTCTGGATGTTCGATGTGAAGAATTGGAGTCATAATAGGATGAGAAGGAATAAGATAGTGTAGAANTNNGAGTAGACTTTTGCCCACTCTTTCTTAGTTTTGATCATGCGAACACGTAACCGCTTTGGAATGACTCAACGATGAATTTTGACTGTCCATTGATTGCTCCGGCAAACTTGCGGACATACCAAGCGAAATCCTTTTGGAACACGCCTTCGCCAGCAATGCAGAACTCAGAACACAAGGCGTTGAGTCTGCTCTTGGTCGTGGTGCTCTGGAAACCGCCATCGAAAATGGTCATGGTGTCGTCTGAAACTTCTGCGATCTTGTTCCCATGGAGACGAACGACGCTGACGCCTGATTCTGCATCGAAATAAACTGCCGTATTGCCTGATGACCAGTTCTGGTTTGCCTGGATGGCGGCGTTCATTTGGGTTTCGATCTTACGCATGATTTGAGGTTGGTTGTTTGACTTGTTAATACAATACAGCATCTGAGGTGCTGTGCCTATTTCGTGTGCCTGTTCAGCGACCGGCACAAAGGTTCAGGATTCAGTTCCCAAAGCATGCATCATGGCAGTCAGCAACGAAGTCAACTAGTTCATCAGTGCAATCAAGTCCCCAACGCTCGCAGACCCAATCAACTGAAACCTCTAGGTCAGGCATCATCTCGACAAGGAAACGATCTAGGTCTGATGCGATCTCTTCCTTTAAGCGGGTCATGTCGCTTTGCATGGCGTAGGTGCAAGGGTCGGTGTAGGTCTGCATTTGAGTAGTGTTGTTCATTCCTCTACAATACAGCATTTTGAGGTNTGTGCCGTGTGCTTGTGCCACTTAGGGGATTGGTTGTTTTTTGGGGGGTCTATGTAAATTTTTGTGGGGTTCTGATGTTTATAGTTGACTTATCGGTATTGTGCGTGCTAAGACAACAAGGACCAGACACATTTAAAAGGTTTGAGGAGACATAAGATCGATACTTTATAAGGTTTTAGATAGTATTAGCAAGGGGGATTAAATGATACTTTTCCACAGGATAACAGTCATTATTAACATTAAACACTAGGTTATCCACAGAGGTTGTGGAAAACAATAAAAAAGCAAAGCATATTTATAAAGGCATTTAAAAACGTTTTTTAAGTCTTTTTAGGTGTTTTACTAAGTATTAGTGCTTAGAGAGACTAGGTAGTTTGATAGTACCAACCTATTGCCTTATTAAGTGTAATCAACTGTTCATGTACCTTATTAATCTCATCTGATATTTCCTTCTCTTCTCCTAACATTGCCATGTAATCTACCTCTATCCAATCCGTTGTTTCTATCCCTCCTCCCTCTAACATTGGCGTATAGAATAGCGTTCCTTCACTATCAATAGTATATGCACATCCGTTCTGTTCTGATGTAAGAATGATGAGGTCAGTCATGAGAGAAAAGTGTTGAATAGTGATGGTTTAGTTGGTATTATCTAAGGTAAAGATATGATCCTGCCCAATCTGCTTTCTCTAGGCATTCTTCTCTTGATTGTATAATGTTTAGGTTATAACGTTCATGTTTAGCAGGTGCTTTAATTGATGCTGGTTTGTATACACTACCTGTCTTCTTATCAATGAATGCATGAATGCTATCTCTTGTCCCATTTCTATACATGAAGATCTTATGATAACGTCTTCCTGATGAGTCTAGGGCAAAACTATAATTTGACCCTGAACTATACTGTGAATCATAATTCTGTTGGAGTGCATCACATAGCATAAGACCATACTTAACAATGTTTAGACTGATTGTGTTTTGTGCATCTTTTTGTTTTGCGTAGTCTGCAAGTGAAAGAGTCATTTGTTCAGAAGTTTTTCGATGGATTGGTTACGCTCTTCAATTAGATTCACCATATTAGAATCTAACAAATCAATCATTAGATTTGCACCTAGAATAGTGAATGCAACTAGGATAACAATTCTCATTTGATAAACCCATTAAACTTAAGATTGTCCAATGATGAAAGCATTTGATTCCCAGTCGTGCAACGTGCAAGAATACTTAGAATCTGTTCTTTAGTCAGTGGAGTGCGTTTCATGAGTTGTGTTCCTTTGACTCTTTTAATATACACGGTTTTGGTGCCCTATGGGGAAATGGTGGACACCTTAGCAACTGGTTTCAACGGAGTGATGCAAGCAATGAATCAAGTTTAGAATCCATGCCAGGATCACTGAAACGCTCTGAATCGATCTCCTGTGCGATCTGGATCACGAACTGAGTCAAGTGATAAACAGAACCATCCTGACCGTCTTTTGTGTTGTCAAGATTCTCAAGAAGGCATGCTGTCATCATGATGCTGTCGCCAGTGTGCAAACTGTTCGGAAACTGCTTTTGAAATGCATCACGAACAGCAAGACGACTCTCGTTTTGCAAATAAGACTCAACAATGAAAATCACTTCCTCACGGGTGTAAGGTGCGCGACTGGCAGCACTACGAGCAGACAGAAAATAAGTTTGCTGACGTGTCGTGAGACGGTTATATGCTGTCTCACCGATGCGCTGACCCATGGCATAAGTCTTGCTTTTGCCCTTGGTGACGATGCTGAAAGGACGGATGACTTGGAATTTCATGTGAGGTGGGTTCCTTTGACTCTCTTAATATACACGGTTTTGATGCCCTGTGCCGCAATAGTGGACAGTTCCCCAACTGTCACACCAGAAACTCTTCAATGTAGTAATCTACGGTAACTTCATATTTTGATGCCTGTTCCTCTAATGCACCCTCAAATTCTTCTCTTATATCATTGCCCTCGTTGTTATCGTTACAGAAAAGATCAAGTGTGGTTGTGTTCATTTTACTTTTTGAATAGTTGAATCGTAATAGTTCATCATCTTACCATCTCTCTCTGATAAAAAGAGTAAGTAACATGTAAGTGCGACAATCATACATATCCCACTTAAAAGATATTGTGTGAATTTCATTCTACCTCTCCAAGTTCTGTATCAATAGCGTCCACAATTGACTGATGAATGCTATCATAGTCTTGCAGGTTGATTAACACTGACTGGCAAACTTCTTTGGGTTGTTGTACTTCA